AGCATGTTTGACTTCCCGGAAGTGGCCGCCCGGCATGGTGACGCGGTAGCGGCGGTTGAACAGAACGTACCCGAAGTCCTCGGATACATCGACGCGGTAGGCTTCTGCGGTAATGCGCACAGCGATCCCGACAGCGCGGGCCATATCGGCCGGAAGGTCAAAGCCCTTGTCGATATGGCGGATGATGAAGGCGTCAGAGTCGGTTGGGGCAGGGGTCCACTCTGCGGGCCAACCATGCTTGCGCAGCGCCTTCTGAACGAGGGTAGCGAAGTATTCGACGGGTCCCCGATCCTTGGGAACCCGCCAAACCCGCTTGAGATAGCGGCGACTGTCCATCAGGCAGTCGGCCCGCTTTCAATGACGGTGCCGTCATCGCCCTGCGGGGCGTCAGGGATGACCGGGCCGGGGTCGATACTCTCCGCTCTGCGAATGCGCGAAGCCTTGGTCAGTTCCTGACGCAGCGTCTTGAGTTCGTTCAACTCAATACGCATCTGCCGCGCATCACGGGTCGCGCTCGTGGGCTTGAACGCGGGGTTCGCGTCCGATTTCAGCGCCAGAGGGTGTGCAGTAACGACATGGCCCCGGCGAGGTTGAAACACCTCGACCGAGGGGCCGACCTCCATCGACTGGCCGGGTTGCAGTAGCTCGGTCCAGAACGATGCCCGGTGGCGTCCTGCGGGAAGCAGGAGTTCCTGGACGATTTCACCGGACGCGCCGTCAATGACGGCGATGGAGGTATCTGCGGCGGTGACGAGGACGTCACGCGGGCGGATTTGCTTGCCGGTGGGCCGAGGGGTGCGTTCGAGGTTGGAAGACATGATGATTGTCCTTCTGCTTTTGTTGCGTTGAGCAGTGACGCGCCCGAGCGGCGCGCCACGGTTTCAGGATCAGGCCGGGACTTCGGCGAAGATCGGGTCGAGCTGCGGGCCGATGTCCTCGACCGGGGTAGGACCAACGATCATCGGCGTGGGGCTGGACTGGATGCTGTCGATAGAGAAGGTCGCCACATCCACCGGGTCGACTTCGGTCCCGCCGAAAGCGAACACCCCGTGATCCACGTAATCCGGGAAGTTCACGTTGTCGGGGTTGACCGAAAGCGGGACGTCGATTTGCCAGATCGCCGTCTTGGCCTCGACCGAAGCCGGGTCCACGTCGCGGGCAAAGCCATAATCGATGTAAGTCCGTTTCAGAGAGTTGAGGCCCGTATAGGCCACAACATTGCTCTCATCGCCGCTGGCGCAGTCCGAATAGAGGTCACGGACGAGGACGGCCACGGGGTCTACCGACATTTCGTCGGCAACGTAGTTCGTGTGGGTCCAAGGCTCGGTCAGGAAGGGTTCAGGCTGACTCGCGAGCTTTTCGTCCGGCTTAAGCGCGATCATGGTCACGATCATGCCGCCGAGTTCAGTCTTCGGGATGGGCACCGAAATCGAAATCTTCGCCATTCCGTCCGTCCGCAGGACGTCATTGTTGACGCCTGCACTGTCCATCGCCGAGGCCAGGGACTTGTTGAACGAGAACCGCCGTTCGGCGAGAACCCAAGGCGTTTTCCCGGCATCGACGGAAAGGCCGTGCGCCCAGCGCAGGACCATTTCGGCCCCGTACTGGGGGTTGTCCCGCATCATTTGGTCCATGACGCGGGAGAAATCGTCCATCCTGTCGGCGTTGTAGAAGTCCACCATCGACAGCGAAGTTTCCGCGCCGTCGAAAAGCGCGGTGATATCGTCGAAGGTGAACTTGCCGCCCGCATCGGTCGGCGCCGTGCGGGACGCCGGCATGCGATAGCTGCCCGACCCAGCCGGCGCGCCCGTGGCGGTCTGGTGCGTAAGCGTGGACGATTCGCTGGATTGGTACCGCGACGAAACCGGCAGGGTCATTTGGGGCAAGCTGAGAGTCACCATGCCGTTAACACGGTCGTCCGGATCAAGGACGCCGTTGATCTTGTCCAGAACAGTCTGGGCATAGATCGCGGGCAGGATCGCGGTGTTGGTATGGGCAACCAACGTTGCGCGGAAGTAGGCCCGCTGGCGCAGCATGTTGACCGCGCAGATGTAGGCCAGCCGCACGGCGGCATTGACCTTCTTAAAGCCGCCCACGGAGATCGGGTTGACCTTGGCCTTTTTGGAAATCGGCCCCTCATTTTCGAGGTCGAACAACGGAGTGTTCGACAGAAGCTTTTCGCGGATCACTTCGGTGATACCGGCGTAAGCGCCCGCCGGGTCAAGCAGGACGTCCATCGCCTGGACGGGGACGAACACAGAATACATCTCCCCGAAGACGGAGGAGATGAGGCGGCCGGGGATCGGGTCGAGTTCCATAGTGACGTCTTGCGTCAGAACGCCACTCTCGCTCTCGGAGACCTTGTGGAACATGATCGGGACGAGTTTCCCACCCCGGAACCGTCCGGTGTTGTTCTTCGCCATCTGGCGAACGATGCGAGGATCGGTGAAGTTCTTCATGGGTTAGCCTTTCTTGCCCGCGTAGGGCTTAACAGTGAGGGGTTTCTTGAGGGCAAAGGCCAGTTTCCTAGCCGCAGCCTTGAGTTTCAGGCGGCGCTGTTCGCAGGCTTTACAGGCCATCATTGATACCTCAGCTTCAGCTTGCCGGGCCGACCGGGCCAATCGTAAAGGGGCTTGGCCTTGGCGGCCCTTTCCGGGAACCCGGACAAGTCCATCCACCACGGGGTGCGGGTGGGCATCCGACTGTCAGTCGGCTTTAGGCCGCCTTCGGGGGTCGGAAAGCGGGCACCGACGCTTGCGCGCAGGGTGTCCCGGGTGAACTCGCGACGCACCGCGGGGCTGGACGACAACCACGGGGTGAAGGCGCGCTTCAAGTTCCCGTACTTGTTCATAAGCCAGCCCGTGCCCACATCTTCTAGGTCGACACCTTCGGGCAGATCGAGTTCTTCACCTGAATTAGTAACGTAGGTCGTATCGACCGGGGTTACAGCGGGGTCAGGAGTACCAGCAGGCCCAGCAATTTGGGCCCCAGAAGTAGGATCAACAACACGAGGATCAGGCGCTTGATCATTGTTGAAGACCTCCGGGTCTGAGGGGAGCGGAACCCGACCATAAATGCCGGGCACCGGAGGACGCAAGGTAATTGCATCCAGCTTGCGCTGGAGGCGGTCTTGCGTCTGGTTGAGCCGTTCGAGCTTGGCGGTTTCAGCCCGCTTGAGGCTCATGTCATCAGACAGGATGGAACCGATGTTGGCAATAGCATTGCCTATGGACGCGTTGTCCGCAGGCGTACCGCCCATCGGCGACACGCTGCCCATGAGGGTCAACGGGTTCCATCCCCACTTTTTCGCCGCGCGCATGATGCCATGCACGTGCGAATAAGCATTCTGTCCGGCCGTAACCTTCTTGCCGCGCCCCAAGAGGCCGCCAAGAATTTGTCCGCCGATGGAAAGGAGGGCAGACATCGGCTCAGCCGCCGCACACTGCGCGATAAACGTCAGGTGCGGAAGTGGCGAGCCAAAGGCCGAGAGCGCCACCGGCCGCGGGGGTCAGCACTTTAACAAGTCCGACCATGAGGGGAGACAGTTTTTTCAAGGTTTTCATCCTTCGGTTGAAGGAGGCGCATAATAATTAATTTGTAAGGCTGCGCCTCTTGGCCCCACATGTGGCCAGAGACACAGAATCTGGCGGAGCCGTCAAGCGTAATCCGCCAAATACAAGTGCCGATTTGTGAAATTCGGCCCGATGTTCGATTATTGTTGCTTTTCTGCTACAGGTTGCAGGGGTTCCCATGTGGGAACCATGCGGAAGTCTGCCATGCGTTGGAGATGGGGGAGGGGTCAACTTTCCCCGTGCTTGGAGATGGGGGAGGGGGGTAGCGCGCGTGACCGAAGGCGAAGCCTGCTAACTACTGGGGCAGGGGAAGGGACGTTGCCCCCTTGAAGTGCAGGGAAGGAAGGAAGGAAGACATTCCGTCAAGTGGTGGCTCCTCCCCATCCTCCCCATGCTCGCCTTACCGGCTGCGCGTGGGTCCGGGTGAGTCCGGTGCCGCCTTCGGCGCACTTGACCGAATGACGCCGGGGCGCTCGCCGCTGGGCGTTCCTTCCGCCAATCACTAAAGAAGTGCTTGGCGGAAGGACCTCCCGCAGCATGCGCCCCTGCTATAGTTTAGGTCTATCTGGACCTGTCGCACCACGGGACATAGGGGCGGCCCGTGCCACCGCCGCTAGTAGGCTCGGGGCGGGGCTTGCACGTCGCTGATGGCTCTGGCGCAAGGGTGCGGGGTTTCTCTGGCTTCAACCGCCCAAAGGCCGGTTGTAGAGCCGCAGGTTTCGCAAGCTGCACCTTCGGGCCAGAGGTGGCGGACGACTTCGGAGCCACCGAGTTCGGCGTAGCCTTCGCCCGCGACGAAGAACCAGTTCCCAGCGTGATAGGCCGAGGTCGGCTTTCCGTAGGTTGTGGTGACACAAGACGCGCAGAGGCAGATGCAGCCTTCGCGCTTACGCTGGAGTTCGGCGTAGGAGCGGGCCCGCTCTTTTTCGCCGACATAGTCGAGTTCCCAGTCCTTCCCGTAGCGGGTGAGGACTTTGGTTCGACGGTCGAACTCGTCCTGTTCTTCTTGGATTTTTTGTCCGGTCTGCTCATCGAGTATCTCCATGTCCTTCGGGTTGTCCTTGCAGGAGGCGAGAAGCCCCGGCCACTGCGGCGCTTCGCCCAACCCTTCGGCGATGCGCAGATCGTTGATTGCGCGCAGCCCCTCAAGGAGCATGCGGCGCAGGGTCCCGGTCGGATACCAATAATGGGCCATTCCCGGGACCATAAGCCGAGTCGAAGGGAGGACAGCACGCTTGGCCTCCAGATCGGCTAAGAGTTCGGAGAGCCAGCGTTCGCCAATGGCGGGCCGCTTGCTCATCCGAAAGAGACCAGTTGCGAAGAGTTCGGCCCGGGTTTCCCGTGCCGTTCCTTTGCTATTCTCTAACGAGAATTGGTCTTTAAGACAGTATGAAAGGACGTAGTGCATGGCGCTAATGTCAGCGCGTTGCAATGTGACGAAGCCGTGCGGCCACAGCGACCAGTCCAGGCGGATAGCCCGCTTGCCTGTCGTGTAGAGTTCATCCGGACGGAGGACACGCGCCGGATGAGTGAACGTGCCGATTTCGGCCAGATCACAGTCGGAGAAAATAACGATATGCCAGTGGCACCGCTTCAAGCGTTCGCCTTGCTCACCCGCGCAGATAAACCTGACCTGTTGGCCGGGATAGGCGTGGTCGATTGCCGACCGCAGCCGTTTGAGAAACGCCCGGACATTGTGATAGGCGAAGAAGTGAGCGCCGGGTTCCCCGTCGCGATACGTGAGGGTGATGGAAGTGGAGAACTTCCAGCACGAAGCCTCGGCCATAGCACGAGCCACCCAGCCGTTACGGCGGGCAGAGATGCAGCCGTTGCAAATGCGGCAAGCGAACACGTTGCCATCCATCTCAATCGGGTTGTCACACATGGAGGTAGGGTCCTTTCATCCTGTCTTTAATTGCATACTGGAACTAGGGGTATGCCGAGGCCCGGCCCCGATCCGAGGATACGGGGCCGGGGGCGCGGCTCATCATTGATTGGAGCCGCTAGGAGTTAGGAACAGTTCGCGTTCCGCTTCACGGCGGCGTTTCAGGCCCTTGAGGACCTTCCCGCCAGCCTTGTTCCACATGCGGAAGGCGTCAGCAGCGCCGAGCCTGTCGCCAGCATTGAGCCGCTTCAACAAGGTTGAGCGGGCAAACGCGGTGGGACCGATGTTGTAGGCCAGCGACAGGATCGCGGCCCATTCGTTCTCGCAGAGGAGAACGCCGATTTTCGGCCTGATCTTCTGTCCGAACTTCTCGAGAGCATGGCGCAGATAGACACGCGCCAAGGATTCGGAAATAGTCAGACCGGGCCGGACGTCGATACCGACGCCCGAGGCGGACGTAGTGCCGTAGCCGATTGTCCAGACACCGGCAGGGCACAAATAGGCATGAGAGCGGAAGCCCTCGAAGTCCGCGATCATCTCGACCGCTTTTTTAGGGATCAGCATGTTTGACTTCCCGGAAGTGGCCGCCCGGCATGGTGACGCGGTAGCGGCGGTTGAACAGAACGTACCCGAAGTCCTCGGATACATCGACGCGGTAGGCTTCTGCGGTAATGCGCACA